GATCTTGTGGCCATATTCTTCACCGTGCCACTGTACGATACTGTAGGCTTCTTCAATTTCCATATACACAGGTGTTCCCATTATTTTCCTCCAAGTTGGAATTTTTTAAGATATTCTTTAGCCGCAGTTAGATCTGTTACGGGGTCAACAGAGTCTAATAACATAGCATGGCGTGATAGTTGTAGAATTCTCTGGGCACGAAATAATCGTTCATATCGGCTTTCACCTGGATAGGGTTGGCTCCATTTATAGTTCATTATTCGCTTTCCTTGATTGGAGTGATTGATGATTGGAATTCATTGTCCCATGGTGGATCTGATATAGTCGCGGGCGAATAGGTCATGATCTCTTCTAGACTTTTAGTGCCCACAGTATTATGAGATAATATCTGTTTAACTGGCGTGCTATTTGCATATAAAAGATATGCGAAATATGGCACCGTTACTAGTCCTATTAATACTAGTGTTCTATTAGATTTTAGTAATTTATCAAGAGATCCAAACATTTAATTGCTCCTCCATTTTGTATATTATAGCATCTTTTGGGCAAAATGTCAACCATTTAACAGCACACCAAAAGTCAAATATTGTTCATAATGGGCTATTTCTTGGTTGATTTGTTCTAATAGTTCCTTGTGCTTACGGGTTTGGCGACCCATTCTACGGCAATTAATTTCTTCTTCTGATAGTTTTTTAACCATAGCACCTATAGCATCGCTCATTTTCAGCATGTCATTGGTATGCTTTTTCATTTTATGTGCGGGTGCTTCAAGTTCAATTTGAACCTGTGCCCAATCTAAACTTTGAGTGATTTCAGCCATAAACTAGTATAACACATTTTGATGTAGTTGTCAATGTCGATAAATACTAGATAATAGGATTCTGTAATGCCAAGATTATCACTATACAAGCCCACCAAAGGCAATGACGATAAATTCATCAACAAGACCATGAGTGAAATGTTCACTGTAGGTGGTGTTGATGTTTATGTCCACAAATATCTAGGACCACTAGCTCAGGCCAATACTAGTGCCACTGAGCCAGGTGGTGCTACATCTATAACAGGAATCCAAGATCTACTGTTCTTAGAAAACCGTGACCGCAAGTATGACACATCAGTCTATACTATCCGCACTATCTATCGCATAAACGACAATGATTTTGATCTAACGCAGTTTGGTCTATTCCTAACTGGCGACACTATGTTTTCTGTATTCCACTATGATGACATGATTGACGTTATTGGACGCAAGCTCATGGTAGGTGACGTGTTGGAGCTACCAAATCTAATAGACTACTACCCATTGGATGAGGGAGTTGGTGCCGCACTCAAACGTTTCTATGTAATCAATGACGCAAGCCGTGCCGCAGAGGGATTTGCGGCAACCTATTGGCCGCACCTATGGCGTTGTAAACTACAACCATTGGTAGACAGCCAAGAATACAAAGACATTCTTAATAACCTACCAGCCAGCAACGACGAAACAAATACTAATACTCTAGGTGAAGTTATCAGTACTTACAACAAGTACATTGAAATCAATGATGCTATAGTCACACGTGCAGAACAAGATGTTCCTAAGAGTGGTTACGATACTTCAATGATCTACACTGAAGTAGTTAACGAATATGGATATCCTGTTGATCCTGGTGCGATTGATGCTAGTGATCTATCACCAGATGCTAGTTCAAACGTAGCAGATGCCAGTGCGCAGACATTAACCTCGGCTGTAAAGGTAGAAGGCTATCTGACTGGAGATGCGTTACCACCAAATGGTGCTACAGTAGCCGCAGGTATTGCTTTCCCTGTTGCACCAGGACAAGGTGACTATTTCCTACGTTTAGATTATATCCCAAACAGATTGTTCCGTTATGATGGACGCCGTTGGGTCAAAGTTGAGGATGCAGTGAGAACTAACCTAACACCAGGCACAGAAAATCAAACACAATTAAGTGGCTTTATCAATGATACTAATCAGTTCATGAGCAATAGTGCGGCATGGGATGGTATACGTATTTCAAGTCCATATACTCCGCCCGCTAATGCCGCAACCTTGTCATTTACATTATCTACCAAGACTGTGGTTGTCAAAGTTCCATACAACAGCACCTATGGTGTTAGAACTAAATTAGATGGATTACCTATCACGAATACTATTTCTAACAGCAGTGGTAACATAGCGATTACTATTACAGGACCACTGTACCCAAGAAAACTAAGGATAACATCAGCTACAGCCACAGGCGGTAATGCTACTGTGCAGTTTGCCGCACAACCAACAACACCATTCGTAGTAGGACAGACCATACAAGTCGCAGGAGTTACAGGAGCAACACAGTTCAATGGCAGTTATGTTGTGAATGCAGCCAATGCTTCAAGTGCCAGCTACACACTAGCAGGCAACCTAACTGGCACTGTATCAAGTGCTACGGTCGCAGATGGTAGCCCATTGCCAATTGGCAGCCTATTAGAATACACAGTTTACAGACATGTGATCAATGAACGTCAGGGTCTAAGTCAGGCTCTGCGTCCTTCAGCGGATAACTTATAATGCCTACAGCAAATCAACAGTTCTTTTATGACGCCCAGATAGAGCGATTCCTTGCACAGTTTATACGTATGGTATCAGGATTCCAAGTAGAATTTGGAGCCGACCGTGATGGCAATGTTACCTATCAGCGTGTACCTGTTTACTACGGTGATAGCAGTCGTCAGGTACAGACCATACTCAGCCAAAATACCGCTGGTAATATGTTACCCACAGTGCCGGCTATGGCTACTTGGATTAACAACATCACCTATGATCGTGATCGCGTACAGGATCCCACTTTCATTGGAAAGATGCAGATCAGAGAACGCTACTACAATGAAGACACCATGGAGTACGAGAATCGCCAAGGTAATGCCTTCAGTATCGAACGCCTAATGCCTGTGCCATATACTATTGAATTAAAATTAGATATCTGGACCAGTAATACTAAACAGAAACTACAGCTATTAGAACAATTAATGGTTCTGTTTAACCCGGCACTGGAAATACAATCAACTGATAACTACATCGACTGGACCAGCCTAAGCGTAGTATATCTAGATTCACCAAATTGGACCAGCCGTAGCGTGCCAATTGGTACCGAAAATCCCATTGACGTAGCTACCTTAACATTTAAATTACCCGTGTGGATCAGTCCGCCAGCTAAGATTAAAAAGCTGGGAGTCATACAGAAGATCATCGCTAACATACACGATAGCGATGGCAATCTCAGTGCTGATGTGATGAGTGAAGATAATCTATTAGGGCGTCGACAGTATTTTACTCCAATGATGTATGGTGTGCTTCTAATAGGTAATCAACTTACCTTGCTTAAGATAAGCGAATTAGAAACTCCTCGTGAACCAACATTAGAAACTCCGGTAAAAATAGGAACTAAAGATGTCTGGCGTAGTTTAATCAGTATCTATGGTGAACTACAGAATGGAATAAGTCAGGTAAGACTGTTACAAGAAGACGGAGTAAGCGAAGTAATCGGAACGGTAAGCTATCATCCCACAGATGATACGCTGTTGATATTCAATGTAGACATAGATACTAAACCAAGCAACACATTAAATCCTATCGATGCCATAGTAGATCCTCATAAACAATCCGCGATTAGTCTTGCTACTTCAGCTGTAAATGGTACTAGATATCTTATCTTAAATGACATTGGTAGTTACGATAATGCTCCGGGTAATGATGCGACAATTTGGCGTGGTACCGATGGCTCTCAACTAATAGCACATGCCAACGATATTATACAATACAATGGTACACGTTGGACTGTTTCATTTGACAGCCAAACTGATAATACATTACAATATGTAAGTAATCTCAATACTGGAACTCAATATAAGTGGGCAAATCAACAGTGGGTAAAAAGCTACGAGGGCGAATACAAGGAAGGACTTTGGACACTGGTCATATAGAAGGTGTAGGTACTTTCATCTATTCTATCTCAACCCATAGATATCTTTTCTTATTGCGTAACTCTAGCAAGTATTCTGGCACATGGGGATTGTCTGGTGGTAAGATTGATGCCAACGAACAACTACTTGCTTCGCTGACTCGTGAACTCAGTGAAGAGCTAGGATATGAATTTCATAACGTCAAGGTTATTCCCATAGAAAAATTTACCAGCGATAACGGACACTTTAGTTATCACACTTTTTTAATTCCTATAGAAGACGAATTTGTTCCTGTGCTAAATTACGAGCATCGTGGATATTGCTGGGTAGCATTAGAAGATCACCCTAAACCTTTACATCCAGGGGTTTGGCGCACGATTAATTTTACAGCAGTAATTGAAAAAATCAAGACCTTAGAAAAAGTCTTGTTATAGATCACATTCTAATACGAAATCTCTAAAACTAATTTGTCGATAATTGCCGCACCATTTAAGATCCTCGGGGATTAAATTTCTACCAAACGGGGTCACCCATACGAAATCTACATCATCGTATACATCAAATAACTGTTTACGATTTTGTACCCATTTATTATGGTCTATTTCAAAGTCCCATTTAGCATCATATCCGTTGGTATCAGCATAAACATTATGGTTATGCTTGTCTAGAGCATGACCATCAAATCCTAATAGATAAATTTTAGTATGTCCATCAAATGCTGCAATATATGCTGCCGCAGTTCCTGCATCAGCATAAGGATCATATGGAATTAAATAAAATTTACCAGGATGTTCTAATAGATGTAAATTGTTAGTATAAACTATATTGTTATTTACATAATTACTGCTGGCTATTTCAGGAACAATACCATTATCACCAGACGCTACTAAAAAATCAGGAGTAAAATCTCTATAGAGGGCATTGCATCCATAAGTTTGAACTGTTTTACTTCCCAATAGACCTTGAGGTTTTTTAAGAAGATTTAAATCAAATGTTAATCGATTGGGGCCATTGCCTATAATAACCGCACGTCCACTGATCTGATTGTTTGTGATCGCATTAGGGACTGTTTCTGTTACACTATGCCATTGATGATTTACTTGTTTACGTTCAACAATGATGTCTTCACCGGTATAATCTGTACGATATTTTTTAGTTATTTGAAGCATAGTTCACCTATTATACTATGTATGTACCAAATGCTTTAACATTGGCCTGTACCACTGATGCAGCCACCGTACCTGTGTAGTAAACATTAACGTTGCCTGCAATCACGTTTGCAGTTAAAACACCCATCGAATAACCATTATTAGTTATACCGTATGTAGAAATATAAGCATTTCCGTCGCCGTCAGTAACTACCTGTGCTGTATATGATTCTACATTGCCAGTAGCCCCTGTACCTCTCTTAGCCGAAACTTGGAAAGTAGCACTGGTAAATGTTGTTTGGCTACGAGTAGCGATCACATACGGTGTATTATTGGCTGTGATGTTAACTGCTGTCTGTGTATAGACTATGTCTGTACCATTAAGCAAGTTAATGTCACCGGCTGTGTTAACTTCGATACGTTGTGTAGGCGCGCTTACACCAGACCAAATCTGTGCGCCAGTATCTGCAGCGACAAATTGATTGTAACCACTACTACTGACCAGCGACGTTAGTTCTGTAGTTGTAGTAAATATACGAGCATCAATAACATCATTTGGAGCTGGTGGTTCTGTAAATTCAAGTTGATTATTAGTAACTGAGTAAGCCAGGGTTGGGAATTGTAATACACCATTGATGCTTACTAAAGTACCTGCTGTGGTCGAATTTGCTTGTAATGTAAATGTAGTATTTGTTCCGTCAACATTACCAAATCCGCCTCCTACGTTACCTGAGAATTGACGATCGGTGATAACAGTAAATGAAGTACCAGCAGTCTGCCATCCATCACCATCATAAAATTCCAAATTATTGACTGTTTCGCTAAAACGTATCATACCTATTACGTCAACATTACCAGAAGATCCTGGACGTTGTGCTGAACTACCCACTGGTAGGATGACAGCACCAGTGCTGTCAAATTTAGCTATTACGCCATTATGTACTGTGGTATTACCTGTTGAGCTGAATACTATAGCACTCTTAGCAGTGTCTGCGTAGATCAAACCATCATTGCCAGTTGCACCATAAACTTGGAATGTTTCTGCGGCTCTCGTGCTGTTGATAACTGCACCTTCACCTACCCATAATGTTTTACCAATTGCTGTACCGCCAGCGACTATTAAAGCACCAGTGGTTAAAGAACTTGTATCTGTTGCGGCGTTAGCCCAGATCGTGCCTGTTGCAGCTAAAGTATCTGCGTTGATCCTACTTGCTGATATGTTTGCAGTTGTATTAATAAATCCAGTTGAGTTAACTGCTACCAGTGTTGTAGTACCAGTTGCGTTTAACGCACCTGTGTCAACTCCTGCGGCTGATAGGTTACCAGCTGTGTTAAATGACCCTGCTGTAACTGCACCAGCAATACCAGCACCACCAGCTACAATTAAAGCACCTGTGCCTGTAGTAGTTGATGCTGTTGTGTTAACTAAAGTTAAGTTACCAGCTTTGATTGGATCGTAAACAGTATCAGCATTAAATACCACATGGCCAGCACCTGGCTCAGCAAGATTACTTGCAAAGGTCCAAGTGTTGTCGCTATCATTACGGACTATGGCTGTGTGTTGGAGAACATTACCAGCAGTGGTTAATCCAGTACCAGTGAATGCTGAGTAAAAACCAATGTCATAGTTGTATGGGGATGTATAACTTGGTTTGAAGAATACCAACGGATCTTCAACTGTGATAACGTTAGCAGTGATGCCAATGATGTTGGCCGCATATAAATTGCCACCAACATACAAGTCTTTGGCTATGCTAACACCACCCGCTACTTGCAATGCACCAGTAGTGCCAGTAGCATCAGTTGCATTGGTAGCACTATTTAAATCTAAGCTAGAGAGTGTGCCTGCTGAACCTAAAATATTACCTGTTACGTTTAAGTTACCAGTTACTGATTGGTTACCATTGATCTGTGAGCTGCTAAATGTTGCGGCAGCACCCAATACGTTACCAGCTGTATTAATTAATCCTGTTGCATTTATTGTAGCAAACGAACCTTCACTTGCTGAAATATTACCTAATGTGTTAATAAGTCCTGTAGCATTTAATGTAGCAACAGATACCTGACTTGCGGAAACGTTACCAGTTGTATTAATTAAACCAGTTGAGTTAATTGCCCCAAATAGACCCACAGCTGCTGAAATGTTACCTGTGGTATTAATAAATCCAGTTGTGATGAAATCACCATTATGAGTAATTGTATAATCAACAATCAAGTTACCAATGTGTAAATTAGCAAAATTGCTAGTGACCACATTACCGTAGGTTGTGCCGACTTCTGTTGTGCCGATTAAGCGGAATTCTTGGAAGTACTCACTCCAGATAATTGCACGATTTTGCAAGGTACCACGATTAAAAATTAATCCTTCGTCGTAGGTGTTAGTACCAGCAAAACCATTGTTAAGTGTGATCAACGGATCGTTAACAAAGGTGTTAGTTGATGCAATAGTAGTATAAGCACTAGTACCTAGTACAAACAAGTTACCTGAGATTAACAAGTCGCCCGGTACTGTTACGTTACTGGAAAATAGACTACCTGTGATGGTTCCTGCTGCGATCTTTTGACTAGCAATGATCGTGCTATTAAAGATCTGATTGTTAAGAATTCTAGTTAAATTTGCCATTTTAAGGACTTAGCTCCGCAATTATAATATATTTCTACACTATTGTCACAGCCTGCAGTTCCATATTCCCTAAGGCAGTTGATGTGTTGTTAGTATTATTTAGCTAAGATTGAAAAAATTATAGGGGATGAAAGTCTCTGCTGACTGTAAGATATGTATTAGCACTAGTAGGAGTAAATTGTACTTCTACATTACTACCGACTATAGTTGCAGATACATTACCTAAACTGTTACCTATGGTAATAACTCCATAAGTTGTAGATAATGCTGTAGAATTATTATGTGTGACCAGTGTTTCTGAACTTTGTACATCACTGGATCTAACTGCTTGTATTATATATTTTGCAGTTCTGTAACTGGTAATATTATAGCTATCAATAGTCGTAGTAGCAACGTTAGGTAATAAATTATTAGCTAGATTGTTGTAAAATCCTGTGGTTTGAATATTTCCAACTATATTAATGCTTTGTGCATCTAATGTAACAAAAGTTGTATTTTGGAATTGTAATGATCCTACAGATACCGCACCAACAGAAATATAACGCACTTCAACTGTGTCTGTGGTCAATGGAATTTCAGTAAATTGTATCTGGTTGTTACCAACAATCACATAAGCACTAGTTGGCTGTTGCAAAGTACCGTTAATACTTACAAGTACCCCAGCTGTGGTGGTATTAGAACTCAATGCAAATGTATTAGCCGAACCGTCTGGGTTAATAGTCTGTGAGCTGATAACAGCTTCGCCCGGTGCTAGCCATTGCGTGCCATCATAATACTCGATACTTTGTCGTGCTGTATTAAATCGTGTATATCCAACTACTGGATACAATGGTCTAGTAGTGTCATCCCCACTTGGTAGGCCAATAGCATCTTGTCCAACAAACTGCACTATGCCCTGCCCTGGTGCAAAAATCATTATGTTACCATTGGCTTGATTAGACGATATAGTATTACCGCTGAAAGTGATATTACCTAAAATAGTGTTACCAATATTACCAGCATTCGGTAAACCGAATGCTCCAGAATAAACAGCACCACTGATGTAAACACTATTGCCAGTAAAGCTGATAGGTTGATTGCTGGCATTATAAGGTGTATTGTTGCTGTTAAAGTTTAAGATGCCTGCTTGATAGTCAAACACCCATAGATCGTTATTACCACTGCCTGTGGCAAATACCTGTGTGCCTTTGGTTAATACGTTACCTGCTTGACCGCTTGGGCTGATATAAACTTTGATCTGATATGTTGATCCAAATTCTGGTGGAATCCAGAATGTCTGTCCTGTTTGCCAAGTTAATGTCGGGGTTGGTATACCTGCTGTGCTAGTACATTCTACAGGGAATGTGGTTGGATAGACTGTTACGACACTGCTGTTACTACCAGGTATAATATTAGCAATCAGATCAGATTGTTGTAAGATTTTATCGCCACGTATTAACAGTGGGCTAGGATTGGGTTCATTGGTCGCGTCAATGTTGCCAGAGATATCAGTCTTGGCTGCACCGTAAACTATCTTCTTCCAAAGGTAGTCTACTTTTTGATTGTCTGATGCGCTTTGTATAGGCATTATGACACCGCCAATGTGGAAACTGTTTGTCCACTAGCTAGAGCAATTCTAATTAATGCAACGTTGTTAGTTGCTGATGACATACTGACTGTTCCTAATGTCATGGTAAATGTTCCAGTTAAGGCCACGTTGGCTGCTATCAGTGCACCACTACCACACCCATCTGATCCATTACCACCTGCACCTGTATTGCTACCTGGGACACCGCTACCAGCATAGCTAGTCGTAGCTATCAACCAACCGTTAAGTCCACTGGTTGAATCAATCGTCGTGCCTGGAGCCGCTACCCATACACCAGCAACACCAGCTGGTGCTACGATATTTAAATTAAAGTTTGATACGCCGGTGCGTTGGAAGCCCATAGTAAAGTATTGATAGCTAGTGCCGTCACTTGAACGATCTGGTCCTACTGGTAGATATCCTGTGCTGTAATTATTTGCTGACCATCTTAACACACCAACACGTATTGTCGCTTCTTTAGTTCCTGCTACACCTGGATCACTTGCTTCAGTATAGACATTTGGCGTAGTCATAAAGTTTGTTAATCTAGCATACGCTGGGGTATGTATAGTATTAGCTAAGAAGTATGTGCTACGCACCGCTGGATTAGTATTTGCTGATGTGTTAGCTGAAATAGCAATCTCACTAATACCACTTTGGCTTGCTGTATGAACTTGGACATTAACACCAGTCTCAGCGTAAGTACTAGTGCCATTTACATTTGTAACTACGATTCTTAAATTAGCTATACTACGCACACTTGCTTGATTAATGGCCACTGTTAGGTTGCCTGCGCTGTAAGCTGATATATTGCCGGTACCTGCGATAGGTGTGCCACTGGCCAGTGCCGGACTGCTGACGTTACTTAAACTTGCGTATGGATGAGCATTGGCTAAGATTACATTACCTGAGGAACCTTCTTTAACTGTGCCAGTTACCACAAATGCCACGTTGGCTGTGTTATTCCATGTTTGACCAATCCAACTGTTGATGGTAACGTTCTGCCACCATAGTTGTGGACTACCAGTATTGAAATACGGGATGCCTGAAATATATCTATAAGTGCCAGGTGCTTTGATTGCCAGTGTTCCTGAGGTAACAGTTGGCACTGTGGTTACATCGTCTTTGACAAATTCAATGTTGCCAGTAGCACCAGTTGAACTGTGATTTAAACCAATACGATTGATACCTACTGGTATGAAATCACCGCGTGCTACTACGTTGGCCCTAAACCCGTAATAATATCCTGGGTAGTATGTTGAGCTGGCAAATGAAGTTGCGGCACCTGCTGATGTTAATAAATTATAATCACTGAAACCAAGTATACCAAGGTTGCCTGTGACTGTTGGTGATGTAGTTGCGGCTATGTTGGCATTGCCATAGACTGTGCCATTTACCACTGCCTGTAGATAGCCAATGTTTGCGCTCCAGGTAAAACTTGAACTTACGTTGCCCGAGTTAGCTGATATCAGTGTTGATCCTGTGGCTATGGTTCTACTTACACTTGCATTAGCGGCTAATGCTGTTCCGCCTGTGTTGTC